TTGCAAATGCTGCGGCCACGTATCCGGCGAGACAGCGGAAGAGATAGCTGAAGAGATCATCCGGGAGGCTTGCATTCGGTTCGGAGTGTTTCGCTCTCGGATTTCAGAACCTGGACCTCAAGGCAAGGCGATCAAGCGCGCCCGCTGGAACATCTGGTATCGGCTCGTGATCGAGCGTGGCTGGTCAGCGATGAATGCAGCCTATGCCACGAGCGGGCGGATGACAAACCATGATCGCGGATCTGTCTACTACGCCATTCGCCGGTATGCGCATGAGGAGCTTGGGACGCCGATTTCTGCCTCCATCGACTCCATCCGAGCAGCCTACAAGCCAGCACTGGAGGTGGCAGCGTGAACAACCAAGGAATGCTGATGCTTGGTGTCATAATGATACTTTTCGGCCTGCTCTTGTTCTGTGGATTTGCCATCCGACAGGACGGAAGAAAAGTCCCATCCATCGGGCAAGGTGACTGGCTTTTGCAGGGCGAGCCGAAGGTCTCGGTCGATTTCAAATCAGCCGACGACACCCTATCAGATTACACAATCGAGTGGGAGACCCGCAACGGCACAGTGGGTTGGGCTGCTTGGTACAAGCGCTACAGCAACCTGCCGTTTGATCGCAAATATCTCGGCTCTGCCGGTTCGTTTCAAGATGCCGAGAAGGCCTGTCTCAAACATTCGGAGGACTCGCAATGACCCAACTTTGGTATGCCTTTAGTTGCCGCGCAGACCGCACAGAAGCTGCTGCAAACCGTCTTGGCGATTACATGGACTGTGACGCCTTCGCTGTGTGCCGCACGCTTCGCAAGCGGCCTCCCCGCAAGCCAGCCCGGACTGTGACCGAGTGCGTGTTGAAGTCCTACATCTTCGCAGGCTTTGACCGCTCGCCTAACTTCCTGGCGATTGAGCACATGCCCGGCCCTCGCATCTACCCGATCAGCTTTGCCGGAGCGATCAAGCCGCTCAATGGCATGGCGGACCTCAAATGGATCACGGGCGATTTGCCGAAACCCCTGCACCGCCACTATAACATTCCGCGTCTCAGAGGCCAGCACGTATGGACTCCGGGCGACCATGTTGAGGTGGAAAGCATTGGTCAGGTCGAGGTTGAATCCGTTGACGGCAATCAGCTCAAGCTGGCCTTGCGGTTGCTGGGCCGTCCGGTGATAATGCGGGCAGAGGATGCGCAGTTGGCTTTGAGGCGCGTGGCATAATGTTGGTCGCAGGAATCTGGCATTCAATCAGCCGCTGGTCGGAGCTTTCCGAGATGTGCCCAAAGTATGGCGCGCCGTTTGAGTTGGATGATTTGCAGCTCATGGTGAGGAACGGCGAGGATACCTTCCTTGCCTCTGGAGCGGCGGATTTACGAAAACCCCCTGACGAGATGTGCGTTGCAAGCGCATTTGCCTATGCCGAGTGCCGCTATTGCGGGCCAGACAAGGAGCAGTTCATTATGGCACAAAGCAGGGGGAGCACTGATCGGGGAAGATGCGATGACCGGCAGAACATTCAGGCGGACCCCGAAGTGATCGAGTTATTGTGGAAGCATGTGGCTGACGGCCCGCCCAAGTATTTCATGCTTGTTCGCATTCCACCGCTACCTGACATTTGACACGATACGCAAATCACCTGATAAGAGAAACCAGACACCGAGGACGTGCTAGATGCTTCGCCCGGTGCGTGGGGCTGGAACACCGCGAGCGCGATCACCAGACCCTTAGTGCGAAGCCTTCCCGAAATTCAGAGCAAGCAGCGGTCGTGGAGTCCCCCCAGCCTGTCAGCCGTTGCAAGCGAGCCCCGTGTTTCCTGATTGGAGGCGCGGGGCTTTCCTATAAGTGAGGCCCTCCTTTGGTTGCCTCTACCATCCCTGAGCCTGCGGCGTCTCCTCTTGGCACCCACCATAGTCGCAGGCTCTTTTTCCATACTGGCGAGTACGGCTGACGCAACGGTCAAATATCGAAGCGGTTTGCATAGGCGGCGTTGTAAGGCCGTGCTCCCCAATGTGGAAACGAAAGGAAAGCGCAATGGCAATCAAGTTTATCGTCAAGCCGGTCGGCAGTTTCGGCGTGTTTGCCCATGAGGACGGCTCTGATGGCTGCTACTCGTCGGACCGTTCTGTCGGCACCTATGAGAGCGAAAAGACCGCAGAGCTTATTGCTGAGGCGCTTAATGAGGAAGAGGGGCGGCGTGAGACATTCGTGATGTATGGCGAAAGCGCCGTTGAGCACTTGGCTGAATCTGCGAACTTCTACGCGTCCGCTGCGGACATGGCTCAGGCTAAGGTAGGCACCGGCCCAAACGATGTCACCAAAAGCATTTATGCCGAGCAAGACATTCCCAACGGCCACGACAAGGAGACAATCTAATGGCTATCCTATCCCCCGAAGCGAAGAACAACGCCAAACCCTTGATCAATGGCCTCTGGACCGCCCTTGTGGTCATGGTCTGCATTGCGCTGGCCTCCAAGTACATCCTGAGCGGCTATCCCCCGCTGATCGCCTTCCTTGAGCCATTTGCTGAATTGACCATTGTGCTTGGCGTTATCGGTATTGGCTTCATCGTCGCTGACCGGAACCCGCTGGTTAAGTGATGCGCCGCGCCTTGGCAAAACTCCTGCGCGCCATCGCGTGGCGTTTTCTGGTGTGGGCAGCTGGCCTTGAGGGGTACAAGCTCTCAGAAATGGTCGTCAGCACTGACTGGCGGGAAATGGACTAATGCCTCCCCCTGAGATCGTCTTCTACCTCCTGATAACCGCCATCATCATCGGCGGCATTCTCTGGATGATGAAGGGCATACTCGGTGACTAGCCTCATCCCTTACGCCATAGCCGCCATCGGTGCCTGCTTTGCCCTCTCGCAGCTGTGCTGGCTCGCAACCGAATGACCGATCGCAAATACACTTACCGCTCTATCGCCCTGACCCTCGTGGCGCTGGGGCTTTTTGCTTTGTGGGGTTTTCTCGCAACCTGAGTTTGCAATCCCCGCCGGGTGGATACCCAATCCCGGTAACCAAAAGTAGCAATATATCGACAATCGATCTTGGACGCCGCGAAAGTGGCGGGAAGGAACGAAGCCATGCCAGAGCCTAAAGTAGGCAATAATAGGGGTAATGCCGGTAAGGGCAGACCCAAGGGGTCGCGAAACAAAACGACCGCTCTCCTGAAGGATGCAATCATCGAGGCCGCCACCAAGGCGGGAAACAAGGAGGGCCTGGTTGGCTATCTCCAGCGCCAAGCCGATGAGAACCCCGCCGCGTTCCTTACGCTGCTTGGCAAGGTTCTTCCGATGCAGGTGACTGGCGAGAATGGCGGGCCGATCAAGGCAACGACCCGTGTTGAGTTGATCGCAGTAAGCCCGAGTGACCGCGCTAAGGATTAAAATACCCGAGAAGCTTGCGCCTGTGTTTGAGGGCGAGGCTCGCTATAGAGGCGCTTGGGGGGGTCGCGGATCTGCAAAGACCCGGACATTTGCAAAAATGGCTGCCGTCATTGGCGCGCTCGCTGCGGAGGCTGGGGAAGAAGGCATCGTGCTTTGCTGCCGCCAGTTCATGAACAGCCTTGATGATTCCTCGCTGGCAGAGGTCAAAGCCGCGATTTCGTCAGAGCCATGGTTGGAAGAAAGATACGAGGTTGGCGAAAAGTACATCCGCACGGTTCCGCAATTGGCGGGGCGCGTTGATTTCAAGTTCTCGGGCCTCGACCGCAACTTGGACAGCATCAAATCCAAAGCGCGCGTTTTGCTGTGTTGGGTGGATGAGGCGGAAACAGTCATCGAAGCAGCGTGGGTCAAGCTGATCCCGACCGTTCGGGAAGACAATTCGGAAGTCTGGGTGACGTGGAACCCTGAAAGCACCCGCAGCGCCACGCACAAACGCTTCAGGCAGAGCACGCCAAACCGCTCGAAGATCGTGGAAATGAACTGGCGCGATAATCCGTGGTTTCCCTCAGTGCTCGAAGAGGAAAGACAGAACGATCTTCGTGACCGGCCTGACCAGTACGAACATATCTGGGAAGGCGATTTCAAGACGGTTTACGAGGGCGCTTACTACGCCAAATCGCTCATCAAGGCGAAGCATGACGGTCGCATCAAGGATTTGCACGTTGAGCCGTCACTGACCGTTCGGACGTGGCACGATCTGGCGGGCGCTGGAGACAAGGCTGACGCTTATTCGATCTGGGTGGGTCAATTCGTTGACCAGCAAATCTGGATGCACGGCAATTACAGCACAGAAGGCCAGCCCAGCGCCTTTCACATCAACTGGCTGAGACAGTGGTGCCTCGACCGGAACATCAGGCGCTGCATTGTCACGCTGCCGCATGATGGCGATCAGGTGAAGCAGGATTACAGCTGGCGCAACATCTGGAATGCCGCCTCGGAGCCCGGTGTCGTTGAGTTCATTGTTGAGGTTATCCCGAACCAGGGGCGCGGCGCAGCGATGAAGCGCGTTGAAGAGGGTCGCAAGGTTTTCCCCCGTGTCTGGTTTGACGAAAAGGGCACGCAAGCGGGTCGGGAAGCCTTGGCGGCCTATCACGAAAAGCGCGACGAAAACCGCAGCGTTGGCCTTGGGCCTAATCACGATTGGGCGTCTCACGACGCTGACAGCTTTGGCCTGATGGCCTGCACTTACAAGCCTCCCGGCCAGACGGCTGATGCGGAGGAACTCATGGCCTCACTTTACAGCAAGGGATCGCGCCGACCGGCGGGATATTTGGGTAATTGAAAACTGATACATTCCTGAAAGAAGTGCGCGAACGCTACGATCTCGGCTGGTCTGCCGATATTCGCAATCGTGAAGCCATGGAAAGCGACCTGCGCATGGTTGCGGGTGACCAGTGGCCTGAAGACGTGCGTCTTGAGCGTGAGGGCGCAACCCAGCCCCGGCCTTGCATCACTGAGAACCTGTTGCCCCAGTTCGTGCGTCAGGTAGGCAATGACATGCGGGCCAATCCTCCGGCTGTGAAGGTCATTGCTGGCTCTGGTGGCGCGTCCAAGCCGGTTGCAGACATCCTGACGGGCATGATCCGGAACATCGAGGCGCGCTGTGCGACCTTGCGGCCCTATGTGACGGCAGGTGTGTCAGCGGCGCGTTGCGGAATCGGCCACTGGCGCGTCCTGACGGACTACACCAGCCCGACCAGCTTTGAGCAGGAGCTGAAGATCGAGCCGATCCACAACCCGTTTGCCGTGGTCTGGGATCCGTGCGCTGTGGCGGCCACCCGTGAGGACGCGAACTGGTGCTTTGTCATCGAAGAGATGAGCGAAGAGGAGTTCGCCGAGCAGTACCCGAAGGCCAAGGCGGTTTCTTTTGACGGCAAGGACAATGAGGCGTGGTTCAGCGCCTGGCTGAATGGGTCGCGCAAGACGATCCGCGTTGCCGAATACTGGCGCAAGGTGCGTGAGCCAGCGACTGTCTGCCTGATGATGGATGGCTCGTCCGTGTTCAAGGATGAACTGCCGAAGGAAATGCACGGCCTGATCGTGCGCGAAAGGGAGAGCGACCGTGTCCGTGTTGAGGTCACCAAGACCAACGGTTTTGAAGTCCTGGAGGAAACGCAGGCTTGGCCGGGCAGGCATATCCCTATCGTCCCGGTCGTGGGCGAGGAATACAGCGTGGGCGAACAGCGGGTGCGTCATTCGGTAATCCGGTTCGCCAAGGATTCCCAGCAGCTCTACAATTACTGGCTGTCTACGCAGACCGAGCATCTGGCCCTTCAGCCGAAAGCGCCATACATCGCCACGGCCAAGCAGGTCGCCAATTATGCGGACATCTGGAAGACGGCGAACACCGACAATCACAGCGTCCTGATCTATGATGCGGATTCAGAAGCGCCTAACAGCCGCCCACAGCGCGAAATGCCGCCACAGGGCTCCATTGCGTTCACAGAGCAGGTTCGGCGCGCTGCTGACAGCCTGAAGGCCACGACCGGCATTTACGAGGCAAGTCTTGGTGAGCAGGGCAATGAGAAATCCGGCAAGGCAATCATGGCCCGCCAGCGTGAGGGTGATGTTGGTACGTTCGAGTTCCGCGACAATCTGAATGCCTCGGTCGAGCATACGGGCCGCATCCTGATCAACCTTATCCCGATCATCTATGACACGCACCGCATTGAGCGGATACTTGGCGAGGATGGCGAGGAAGATTTCGCCGAGCTGAACAAGCCTGTCCTGGATGAATACGGCCAGCCGGTGATTGATCCGCAGACGGGCCGCCCGCAAGTCGAGAACGACCTGACTGCGGGTGAATATGGCGTGTTCGCGCGCTCTGGCCCGTCCTTCACGACGCGGCGTCAGGAAGCCGCAGAGAGCATGATGCAGTTTGCCCAGACCGCGCCACAGGCTGCGCAGATGGTTCTGGACCTGATCGCGAAGAACATGGACTGGCCCGGCGCGGATGAGTTCGCCGAGCGGTTCAAGAAGATGTTGCCTCCGAACCTTCAGCCGGAAACGGATGATCCGGAGGAGCAGGCCCAGCGTCAGGCCGCCGCACAACAAGCCGCAGAGCAGGCTGAAGTGCAGAAGCGTGGCGTGATGGCCGAAATAGCAGAGAAGGAAGCGAATGCCGCCGAGTCGCAGGCAGACGCTCAGAAAGCTGCTGCTGAAGCTGCTCAGACCCAGATGGAGACAATGCTCCAATCTGGCCAGATGCAGCAATTCGTGCAGGCCGCCGTTGAAAGCCAAGTGAGGCAGATACTGGCAGCGATGCAACCCCAGCCGCCCCAGCCGGCACCTATGCCAATGGGGCAATTTTAAAAAACAAGGAGGCTATTTCTGTGCCAGATCAGGAAGCCATCGAGGTAGCGCAGGCTGACCTCGCGGATGTGAGCCAGAACTATGGTGATCCGTCCGAAAGTGCGACCTCAGACGTTGAGATTGTCGAGGAAAACACTGAACAGCAGCAGGAGCCCGAAGAGGCCGCGACTGAAGAGGTTGCGGACGGCGAGGGTGAGAGAGAAACGGAGACCAAGTCGCAGCGGCGTCGTCGCCTGCGGCGGGAACGGGAAGAAAAGCGTGAAGCGGATATACGCCGCCTGACGCAGGAGAACGAACGTTTGCGGGAGCGATCCGGCAAGCTGAGAGCTCCAAGGCGGGAAGAGTTCTACGACGAGCCCAGCTACACAGCGGCCCTTGCGGCCTACAATGTACGCGCACAGGACGCCGAGGAAGCCGCAGAGCGGCTGACAGGCGAGTTCACAGGGCTTGAGCGGGCAGACCAGAACAGCTTTCAGGAAACCTTGGGTGATTTCGTGTCTGAGGGCGCGGAAAAGTACAAGGATTTCGCGGAAAAGCTGGAGCGCAAGCCCGAGGATGGTGGCCCGAACATTTCGGCTATCATGGCGGAAGCGATGATGGAAACCGATAGCGGGATTGACGTTGCCTATCATCTGGCAACCCACCCGGCCGAAGCGAACAAGATTGCGAAGATGCCGCCGGTTGCGCAGGCAAGAGCCATCTGGGAGCTGGAAGCCAAGGTATCGAAGCCGAAAGAGCCGCCTGTGTCGAAAGCCCCTCCGCCGGTCAAGCCGGTCCGGGGTGGCGCAGCCAGCAACACCAAACCCGTCTCCGAAATGAGCATGTCCGAATACGCCAATTTTCGTCAGCGCCAGATGCGCGGCGAGGCGTAGCGGACTCCATCTGATCCAGGAGCAAGAAAATGCCTAACGCCCTAATCACCCCGAGCATCATTGCCAAGGAAGCCCTTGTGCAGCTCGAAAACAACCTCGGCATGGCGAACAACGTCCACCGGGAGTACAAGAAAGAGTTCGTGAAGGTCGGCGACACGGTGTCTATCCGCAAGCCGGTCAAGTTCTATGCCGCAGACGGCAAGACCCGCGTCAACCAAGACGTTGAAGAAGCGAACACGTCGATCACCGTGGACAAGCAAAAGCACGTCTCATGGAAGTTCAGCTCGAAAGACCTGACCTTGACGGTGGAAGACTATTCCGAGCGCTACATCAAGCCCGCCATGATTGCGCTGGCCAACACAATCGACCGTAGCGGCCACAACCAGTACACCAATGTCTGGAACCTTGTTGGAACGCCGGGGACGACTCCGGCCAACTTCGCTGCGATGGCTGCTGCTGCCCAGCGTATGGATGAAATGGCTGTGTCTACGGACATGCGTCGTGCCATGCTGAACCCAGCCGCTGGCTATGCTATCGCAGGTTCGGCCACGGCCCTCTACATGAACAGCGTGAACCAGCAGGCTTATCGCAAGGGCTCCATCGGTGAAATCGCCGGTCTGGAAACCTTCCGTAGCCAAAACGTGGTATCCCACACTGTGGGCGCTTATGGCGGCACACCGCTGGTCAATGGTGCTTCCCAGAACGTCACTTATGCGGCGTCCAAGAGCACGAACAGCCAGAGCCTTGTGACGGACGGCTGGACGGCAGACACGACCGGCATCCTGAAGGCTGGCGACGTGTTCACGATTGCGGGCGTCTATGCCATGAACCCGGTTCCGGGTGAGGGCACGACCGGCAAGCTTCAGATGCCTTATCTGCAAGAGTTCACGGTGTTGGCGGATGCTGACTCCGGTGCGACGACCGGCCCGGCTACGCTGACGATCAGCCCGGCAATCATCACGTCTGGCCCTTACCAGACCGTGAGTGCTGCGCCTGCGGACAATGCGGTCATTACGGTGAAGACCGGCACGGCATCTACGGCCTATCCGCAGAACCTGGCATTCCACAAGAACGCCTTTGCGCTCGTGACCTGCCCTCTGGAACTTCCGGACGGTGTCGAGTTCAAGGCGCGTGAGACCCACAAGGGCCTCTCTGTGCGTGTCGTGAAGCAGTACTCGATTGATGCGGATGACGATATTATCCGCCTCGACGTCCTGTACGGCTGGAAGTCGATCTATCCTGACCTTGCTGTCCGGATTACCGGCTAATGGCTGAAGACCGCATCATTCGCCGCTGGGGCTATCATGCCAAGCAAGAGGCGAAGATCTTCGAACTGAAGGAGGGCGAAAGCCTTCCTTCAGGTTGGTTCGATTCTCCGGCCCGCGTTGAGGTGGTGAAACCAAAGCGCAAGCCGAAGGCTGAAGAGGCAGAGGACAAATCCGAAGCCGAAGAAGACCTGACGGAAGAAGACGAAGATGACGAAGACAGTCAGTGACTGTTGTGACCGGGCGCTCCAGCGTCTGGCAATACTCGTGGGCGGAGAGAGTGCAGACACGGCTGATGCCGAGATTGCGCGCTCCGCCTTTGAGGGCCTTGTGAATGGGTGGCTGGCAGATGGTTTGTCAGTCACCAATTCCGCTGGCACGGCCGTGGTGTTGGCCGATTATGCGCTTGCTGATGCATTCCCGATTTCCGAAGTTCACTTCGAGGGCGTCGCTGCCATACTGGCG